CACTTTCAGCAACGAACTTGCCTTTAAGTGCTTCCAACTGCTTGCGACCTTCAGCAACTAACTTGACCTTTGCTTCTACAACTGCTTGTCTATCCACTGCGAATTCTTTAATTTCACGTGCTAGGGCATGTGTAACAAACTTTTCAAGTTTCTGTTGATTTTCGTTCTGAATTTTACGGTCTGTACGTAGTTCACGAATTTCTTCTGCGAGTTTAGTAACCATAAAATCATTGAACTTAGTTGCGCTTTCCTGCAACTTCAACTGAGCCTTGACTCGGTCTTCGTTCATTGCTTGTCTTTCAGAATGGAACTCTTTTAGTTCTTCTGAAAGGCTTTCAGTCATCATCTTATCTAGGGCTTCTACCATCACCATTCTGTCATGTTCATAACGATGTGCGAATTCTTCATGTAATTCCGCACGAACTTGTTGGCGGGCTTCATTGAGTTTTAGTTCCCATGCTTCGTTTAGAGCCTGGGCAGTATCCTCTTTGATTAATCCACTTTCAAGTAATGGTTTGATAGCATCAAACATGCTGATATCCCCTTTATAATTTGAGATCCTTGATGAGGCGCATTACTTCCTCCTTCAGGTATCTCTCTACTTTTTTGTCACCACCAACTTCCTTTGCAATATCCATAAGTCTATGACCATGACGCATATTCATCATGCTTTCATAGATTGCTTTTGGGTATGCATTGGGTGCGCTAGGTTGAGCGACAATATCCACAGTGATAATTTCAAAATCACTGACACGACCATCCATATCGTTTACATTACCTGATCCACGACTGGATACGCCTAGTTTTACACCTGACTCCAACATTGTACGGACTAATTGTCCCATTGGAGTAGGTAGAATCTTTAATTTTCCGAAACCGTTAGCCCCGTCCATCCACATGCTTGTAATCATGTGTGATACACGATCTAGATTAATCTTTAAATCATCGGGGTGATCTACTTCCCCTAAAACAGAATAACCTTCACTAATTTGCTTATTGAGTGTATCTACAGCGGTTTCAATCTCAGAAACGGGGTAAACACGCTCATTTGCGTTTTTAACCCCGCCCTGAATGAAGATGCCCTTCATATAGAGGGTCTTAAATTCAGCGCCCTCTTCTTTGACTGACTCTACGACCATGTTTGCACGGTCGAATGTCAAGTTTTCTCTGAGATACAAAGCCATTTGGTCTCAGTTCCTTACTTTGCTACTGGACTCTTGTCGTATGCCGCACCGTCCTTAGTTACTGGCTTGGGTGCATTTGACAAGTCTTGTGATTTATGTCCTGGTGCATTCTTAAACTTAGATGCGCCTTCAACATCTTTCACTGATGGTGCTGTGCGACCTTTTTCGTCTGCGCCACCAAAGTTAACAGGCTTGCTGTCCATGCCAGCCTTACCTGAATTTGCTGCCACTGGGCTCTTCTTCTGAACGCCATCGTCACCGTGTGTTACGGAAACTTTCTGCAACTGTACGGCTTCCATCATTGCTTCCTCTTCTTCAGAGTCAACTTCGACTTCTTCTTCGCCATCGTCACCGGCATCTAGTTCAGCGTCACCGCCTCCCATGATTTCTTCAAACTCGGCCATTAACTGGTCAAGTTTATCTTCGATTCTGATAACTGCATCTTCTACTTCATCAGATGCTTCACCTTCATCACCGCCGAAATCTTCTTCTTCTGAGTCGAGGTCAAATACTTCTTCTTCCTCTTCTTCAGTTACTCCAGATTCTTCTGCGTTGATTTCGTCAAGTAGGTCACCTACTTGTCCGCCCATACCTTCTTCCATATCGTCGCCCATGTCACCCATGTCGCCTTCATCAACCATTTCTTCTTCCATGATTGATTCGTAAATTTCACGTGACTTTTCTACAACGATTTCGTGGAATAGTTCGCGGGCTTGCTCTTCGTCCTCATTAATGATGAGGTTGATTAACTGTTCGTATTTCTTGTTGTCCATTATGATTTCTCCTGATTAGAAATGGCTTTGTACACATATTTACACCATATACACCAAAACAGTGTAATAAGTGCTATTTTTTTGAGTTTTTTGTAGGAATATGCGTTTTAGACACTAGGCGCGCCGGATTCTTCGGCTGGCTTAGCGCCATATTGTTCTCTTACTTTGTTGAGGTGCAATTTCTTTTCGTAGTTTCTTACGTCTAACATACGTCTTAATTTACGAATTTGCTTTAAAGTAAGTTTAGTTTTACGAGAGGTACGCCACACAGGTTTGCTGTTATCAGCATTAACATCCTGCATTCCCTGAACGGGCGGGTCAAACATCTCAAATAGTTTCATAATTTTATTTATCTTTTTGCTTTTTATAATCGCTATAGTCTATGAAAAACCCTACGGCAACAACTAAATTCATGCCCAATGATGCTAAAATAATATGAACATCTTGTAACACAGTCATATGCATACTTAAATGTATATGACCTACTATCCAAAAAGGTACACTTAAATTTTGTGATATCCAAACAATTAGGTACTTTAAAAAGTCACGCATTCATTATGCGGGTGGTGCGCTTACTGGCCCGGCTGCGCCGGCTGCGGCTGCGCCGCCTTCGGGACTTGCAACAGGACCTGCAACATCTGGACCTTCAGCAGGGGCTTCTTCTGCACTTTCAATTTCATCCGCAGTATTTTCATCGGATTCAAAATCGCCCGTCGATACCCCGACGTTACGTAGATCACTACCCTTAGGATCAAGTGAAACTTCTTTCTTGTTTTCTTCTTCCCAAAGTTTTTCGTTCTTAGCAATTTCTTCTTCAGACAAACCTAAGAAACGTTCTAGTGCAAAACGCTTAGAAATATAAGGGAACGCTTCCATACTTGCAAATGTTGACACACGTGCTGTATCTAACTCGCTTTGACGATATGCGGCAAAGTTCTGTGGGGGATTGAAATGTAATGAGAACAATCCTGTATCAATATTGAAGCCTCTCCAACGTAAGAATAATTTGAATTCTTCGTCAAGTTTCAATGAGATATAATTCTGTAATCGTTCGCAATATTGATTGAAACGAAACTCTTGAATCATTGCTGTACCAACACGACCATCACTCAATGGTGTTGTGTTATCATCAGGGCCTGTTGGTAGATATGAACTTGGAACACGTAGACCACGTGCTAGTCTGTTATTGAAGTATTTCAAGTCATCAATTTCACCAAGATTTTGACCACCAGGTAGTACTTCTACGCTTGATCCACGACCTTCAGCCGTAACTGGGAAGAAGTAATCTTCGTTCATTGATAATGGATTGTACGTAGCATCAACGATTGATTGACCACCATACAAACTTGGAATTCTACGTTGGTGGATTTCGTTCTTAACACGTTCTACGAATGCCATAGCCATGTGACTTGGCATGTTACCAACGTCAATTTTAAACATTCTACGTTCAGGAGCACGCTGTACACGATAGATAAGAACAGCATCTTCAAGCAATTCTTTTTGCTTATAAACTTTAAAGATGTTCTCTAAGATTGACTGACCAAACGGCCAAAATCTGTCTAGACCTTCTGTCAAACTTAAGTGTACGATATGTTTTGCGTCAATAGCACTTTCGCTTTGACCCAATGTAAATCTTGATCCTGATGTGTTATATGGCATAGCAGGAACAGTATATGGTGTGTTGGTACCACCGCCTGTGCCACCAAGCCCTGTCGCAGGGTTTGCGGCAAAGTCAGTATTTGTCTTTTGTGCAACACTCAAGTTTTGTAAGTTAATGTTTAAGTCTTTAAGTACATACTGTTCAGGCTTCTTACCTTCACTTTCGTTGACAATAACTTTAATAACTTTAACCATATCGACCCAGTATAGTTTGAAGTTTTCTGGGTCACGAACAAATACCTGATCTCCATACTTAATAACGTTACGGAAAATCTTAAACACTCTTGTATCAAATTCATTTAACTTACACCACTGTTGTAATTGCTTTTTAAGTAATTCTACTTCATGTGGGGTAGGCTCTTCTTTGAATTCAAGGTTGAAGGGTGTTTTATTATGTTCGTTTTTCTGTGTACTGAATTCTGAAATAATATCTAAACAAGCATTGATTTCTGCATCAACATCCATCATTTCATACTGATTATATCGTTCGATACGATTTGGATGCCCTGTATAGACTTCAGGAAGCCTACTCATATAGTTCTTATAACCAAATTCAGTATTGTTCCAACCACCTGTAGGTGATCCATTTTGTCCAGGCGAACTGTTCCATGCACCAGTATTACTATTGATGCCCGATATCGGACTGGAAACGCCGCTTCTGTTTAAGAATTTCTTTTTATATGACATAGGCCCTGTTCTTTACTTACTATTTAGTTTATACACGTGAACTCTTAAGAATCTTACTAGAAACATCATTACCCGATTCTAATACAGAAATCATAGTGTCAAGTTTTCCTGAAAGCATTTCCATTAGTTGTGTGTTCATTTCCAGTGCCTTTTCGTTAGGAGAACTTGTTGCGACTGGTGTAGTAGACGATATTGTTTCAGTTTTAGCAGTCATCAGGCTCATTGCCTTTTGCTCTGCTTCTTTCTGTTTTTGCATTACATCAGCAAGCATTGTATTTGGATCAAGTCTATCTGTTAATGTATTAGGACTCTTAGCCAATTCAGTATCTTTATTAATACTTGCTAATAATTGATTTACATCAATGGGGTTGATATTGCTACTCTTCGTTACATCAAAATTTGCAAAAGCCTTATTAAAGGCAGAATCCATTTGACCCAAATTAGTTTTGGTCATATCTTGAATTTCACCAAGCATAACTTCTGCTGGCTTTATACTAGTTATTGATTCTTTATTAGACGATGTGCTATAACTAAATCTCTTTTCAATGTCTTTTGTATTGGTGATCTTAGATATATTACCCGTCATATCACCGAATATCTTTTCCATAGAATCCATTTTGGCTGGTGTCTGAGCCAATTTCATTAGTAGACTATCTTTCATCAAGGGAGCTACTAATTCAGTACCATGCAATTCTACATTATATCCTTTTTGTGGGCCATCAAATACTCCACCAGAACTTGCCATTAGTTCTACGTGAGGTGGGTCATCCCGTTTGAATGGTCGATGTAATCCATATTTTGCTAGATATGGATCAAAGTCATCTCTATCACCGGAAATGTCTAATGCTTCACCTCGTCCGTGCTTACTGCCTTTTCCTGAACCCTCTACTTTATATTCTTTACCTTTATATGAGATTGTAGTGTCATTCTTAGGTCTAGCAGGAGTGTGAATACTAGGATCACCTAATATTCTACCTCTAACCCACAACTCTGCCTGATAAGCATCTCCGCGGTATGCACTGTTTACGGATACAGGTTGTCCAAAATCTTTTGCGGCAGTGAAGAATCTCTTTAATAGTTCAGGTGATACTCCAGACAAGTCAGCCTTATCACCCACTTTAACGTTTTTAGGCTTTTCACTAGTGAGTTTAGCATTAACATCACCTCGCTGTGCAGATAAGTTATCAGAACCAGACACACCTGATGCAGGTCCGCCGCCTTTAGCCATTTGCTGTACAAATGCAGGTGCTTTGCCTCCTGCAACTTGAACCATAGCCTTATCCATTTTATTACCCATCAACTCATACACTTCGCCCAGTGTTCTTGCACGTCCTGATTGATCGTAATAAATGTTTTTATTTGCTCTTGCGGCTCTAGGATCCATATCGGCTGCAATGGCATTTGGATTTTTGTTCATTGCATTTAAGAATTTAACCGCACCACCTGAGCCTAAGAAGTGAGCCATATACAAGTCAGTGTTTGAGGCTGCACGACCTGTTCCCTTTTCTAACTGCTTCTTTTGCTTTTGCGTGAAGTAAGCCATTACTTCTGCTGATTTCTTTGGATCAAACTTATCCTGAACAGAATAGTTTTTACCCATTTCTTTAGTTAATTCTTTCCAAGTACTATCTAAGAACTGGAACATTCCGCCGGCACTACTTGTCTTTGCTCTAGCATTGGCGTTACCACCGGACTCAATCATGGCAGTTGCAGCCATATATGAACCGATATTAGCAGGAACACTTGGTGCTCCACCTCCACTTGGTGCTCCACCACCGCCTGTGTCTGCGCCGGGGCCTGCACCACCTCCACTAAAATTGATGCCACTCACAGTTTGAGATAGGATCATCATTGCATTGTTCAATGACTTTAATCCAAGAGATGCTTGGTCTAAATTGAAGATAAACTTATCTAAGGCTTGCTTTTCTGTCTTAGAGTTAACTTCAGTTGTTTCACGCATTCTATCTAACTGTTCAATGTTTTTATCTACCGCCTCAGTAGATGAGAGTGTAGCAGTTGTACCAGCAACAGTAACCTCAGCATTTTTCTTTTGTGCGGCAACAGTTTCTTCATGCTTCTTACGTGCGGCGTCGGCTTCTTTTGCTTGTTCTTGTTGTGCGCCTAAACCAGTGCCGGTTGCCTTTTTAACTTCAGAATCTTGTTTCTTGAAGCGTTCGGCCATATTCATAATGCCCTTGCTAGCAGTTTCAGCACTTAATATACCAAACGTTAGTGCGCTTAATGCTCCGCCTGCGCCGGCTGCAAACTTCTCACCGGTAGTGGCTTTGCGACCTTCAATTCCTAACGTTTTTTCTGCATCACTTGCGGCATTATATGCACCATATGCGGCGCCGCCGATCATTAATGCTTGACCAATACCAGGAACAAATCTTCCTGCACTTTTTGCTACTGCACCTGCTTTGCTTGCAAAGCCACTAAGTGGCTTTGTCATCTTGCTTAACCAACTTTGTGGTTTTGGTGGAGGAGCCTTTATGAATCTACCTGTCTTAGGGTCTCTTGCTCTAGGAGCCGCCGGTTTCTTTGGAGGTGTTGCTGGTGGTTTTGCAGTTGGACCCTTGCCGCCCATTGCCGCAGATAAAGCCATCTTACCTAATGCAATACTTGCGGCTACGGCAGCGGCTGCTAATAATCCTGCCGCAATAGTAGTTGCATCGAATCCTTTTAACAATGGATTCATACTAGCAACTAAATCATCTACTGCTAGTCTAGCACTGCGTTCTGCTTCAGTTAATTGATTTCTAGCAATCTGCGCAGGATCTTCTGCGGCTTTTCCTTTACCACCAGTATTATCATCAATTTCTTTTCGTTTTTTAGCGGCAATTTGCTGTTGAGTTACACCTTCGGATAAGTCTTTGTTGTATTGAGTTACTTGTCCAATTGTTTCTCGATTCAAGCCGGTCGCATTTCTAAAATCTTCACTGAATGCTAATGCAGTTCCGCCTGAATCAAGCATTGCTTGAGCATTTTTTCTATACTCATCTGAGAACTGACCTTGCTGATATGTTCCGTCTTTAGCAGCCTGAATCTGCTTATCTACATCCATACCCAATACAGCAAATTGCGAACTTTGCTTTGTAACTGCTCCTGTCAAGTACTGCATCTGCACAGCGGCAGTTTTAGCAGGATCACCTAAACGACCAACGTCATCAATAAGTTTATTTGCGGCAGCAACTTCTTTATCAAGTCTAGCAATACCTTCAGTATCACCTCTTTTTTCCATTTCAAGACGTTGTTGTTGCCACTTATTTTGTTGTAAAGTCCATTCATAAGTAGCACGGTTTACTTCTTGTTGTTTTTTAACTTCTTCAACATCTTTACCTGTTAAATCAGCAAGTACAACTAGGTTTTCAGTATAAGCCTTTGCTTGTTTTGCCAAAGCACCTTCACTCATCTGTCTGGCAGTTAAACCAGCGTTTGAGCGTTCTAGTAATCTAACATAATCACCAGTTGCCTTAATACGGGCTTCGTCATCAAAACCTAAACGCTGAAACGCTTGTCTTGTTTCAGCGGTTGTAGTATTCATATCAGTGAATGCTTTTACACCATCAGCGGCACTAGTACCTAATACTCTTAAGCCACCATTTAATGTAGTTGCCTGTTTAGAGAACTTCTCCATCTCTTGAGATGAGAGGCCCATTGCTCTACCCATTTGGCGAATTTCTTCAGCACTGAA